GGCTGATGGTGATCAAAACTTTGATAATGTTTGGATTGATAGAGCATCCTTAACGTACACATAAGGAATACATTTATATGAGTATGGGTAACAATTCTGAGAATGGTCTATTGAACCTTCTCTTTAAAAATACAGCTTGGGCCGGTATTGGTGATGCTTCTGGTTTGCAGCCTTCTGCTGCTGCTGGTTCTTTCTACGCACGATTACATACTGCTGATCCCAGCGAAGCTGGTACTGGTAGCACTAGTGAAGTAGCTTATACTGGCTATGCCCCTGTAGCTATCACTCGTGGTGCTGGTTTTACAGTTACTGGTAATCAGGTGTCTAATACAGCCACTGTGCAATTTGGTGAATGTACCGCTGGATCTGCTACTGCAACACACTTCTCAATTTGTGTGGGATCTGGTGCAGGTGCTGATATTCTATATAGCGGTTCTCTTGCTGCTACACGTAATATCTCTGCTGGTATCACTCCGCTATTCAATCCGGGTCAGCTTGCTGGTACTGTGGATTAAAGGATAGGTGATATATGATTCAGTATCATTGTGCTCACTGTGGTACTGATTTGGGTAAGCTGGCTGAAGGGGAACCTGAGCCAGTTTGTCCTTATCATCCAGAGGGTGTTGTAACTGCTGAGACTGTGGAGGAAGAAAATGGCAATCCGTAGTCTTAGTGATGTTAATGCTGCTTATGCTGAAGGGCGTTTTCATCAGCAAAGATATTTTAAGAATGCGAGTACAAACTCCGGTAACTGGACAGATCAGAGTTTCTCCTCTGGACAGCCGGGTTATGATGCACGAGTTGGCACTGCTAATACATTCACTCCTGTTATTGCAACTAAGAATGATGCAGTCTGGTTTCCGGATATTCCTGCTGGACAAGAGAGGTATCTTGAGCGAGTAGAGATGCGGAATACTCGTGGTGGCACCACGAGCCAGTATGTGTTTGACTTGCTTGGTTACTATCCACTGATTGATGGAGACAGCACTGATCTAGTTGAGATGGACAATACAGCTACACTGCCTCGGTATCAGGATGGCACTGGTGTCCTTGCTGTGTTTGTTTCTTATATTGCACCTTCTGTTCAGACAGGCTTGGTTGATTTAGTATATACAGACTCCGCTGATCAGACCAGATCAGTGCGTTTTGATATTCAAAGTCCAACAGCTACAGGTGGTGTTGTTGTAAGTGGGGCTAGGAATACAACTGGTTCTACTGAGTGTGCTATTCATATTCCACTGCCACTTGGTTCTGGGATTAAGAATATTCAGTCATTGCAATATGTAACTCCTCCGGGCGGCTTGCATTGCATATACCTAATTAAGCCTCTGTGTACTCTTGCTAGCAATGATTCGGGTATTGCGGTAGAGAAATCTTTCCTAACACAGAAAGGCTTTGCAATGCCCAGAATCTATGACGGTGCTGCAATCAATATCTTTTCCAGACAAGCTGGTGGTACTTCTGCTGGTGCTTCTATGTTTGGTATGTTTAATTTTATTTGGGGATAATCATGGCGATTCAGTCAATTGATAATTTAATTTCTGCAATCAGTGCGGGTCAAACTACTCGCTATGATTTCAACAAGATTACTGGCGCTTCTGCTTATGCAGCAGGTCGTTGGTATGATATGGGTATGCTCAGTTCTATGCCTGTTGCTAATGCGTGGGCTGGCACTGCACTGAACTGGGTTACTTGTACTGAGACTACAGGTAATGGTACTCAGATTTTTGGTATGCCTCATGGTGGTAATGTGAGTCCTAGTAAGAAGCATCTCTTAAATATGAATGCTTGGGGCACTGCTGCTACCTCTGTGCCGGGTACTCTTATGCTTGTGGATCTGCAAGGATACTATCCGGGCATCTCTAATAATACCACCTCTGCACAGACTTTGGTAGGCACACCAACACTGCGATATACTAATGGTGAAGGCGTGCGTGCATTCATGGTACAGACTGCTGTGGCTGGTGCTACTGCACAGAATATTGCACTCAGTTATACAGACCAAGCAGGGAATGCCGCTAATGCGCTGCCTGTAACTGTTGCTTGTACTGCCTCTGCTATTGCTGGTCATATTTCACATAGCGGTACTGCTGCAAATAATTATGGCCCATTCCTGCCACTAGCTTCTGGTGACACAGGTATTCGTTCCGTGCAGACTGTGACTATGAGTGCCGCTAATACTGGTACATTCGCTCTGTGTCTTGCTAGACCACTAGCTACTATCACACTCAGTGTTGCTGGTCTTATGACTGAGAAGGATCTGCTAAATCAGATTCCTAGCTTGCCTGAGATTAAGGATGGTGCTTGTTTAGTTTGGCTATACGGAGCAGGTGCTGCTACTGCTGCAAGCACAACATTTGCTGGTGGTATTGAAGTAGTCTGGGGGTAAGTTATTATGGCACTATGGCCCAATGGTCGTCACATGACCAGAAGTACATATAAGGGATTTGGTGTTGCGCCCGGACTTGATGCACGCATCAAGGGTCTTGGCGACAGGATGAATAGATTTATTAATGCTAATCATCTAAAGACAGCCAGCACACCAGATGGTTATGATATTAAGGCTGTGGTGCCACCAATTACTGCTGGCTCTATGGCCTCTGCCTCTGCAAAGATTCTTACTCTTGAGAATCAGAATGCCTATCTGCTATCTGGCGGGCCAATGCAGGGTACAGAGAGCATTACATTTACTGTGCCTGATGCTAGTCTGTCTATGATTGTCAGCATGTCAGCTAATACAGTTATTGTAAGTCTGACTGGTAATGGGAATGATCTGAAACTGACTGTGGGATTGGCTGGTGACTTCTCAATGACAGTTACTGGCACCAACAGTCTCTCCATGATTGTTCCGTTTGAAGGTTCAGGTACTATATCACTTACTGGTACTTCAGATCTAAAAGGACTGCTTAGCCTATCTGGTGAGTTTACACCATTCACTGAATTGAGTCCTGAGAACCTAGCTAGATCTGTGTGGGAAGCACTTGCTGCTGATTACAATGATGCTGGTACTATGGGTAGTAAACTTAATACAGCATCTAGTGGTGGCGTAGATATGAATGCACTGGCTCAGGCTGTGTGGGAATATACAACTCGGACATTAACTTCTGGTGGAGGTAGTGATCCTTGGACTGATCCTAGAGCACTAACAGTTGCGAAATTCTTAGGACTAAAATAATGAAGAACTATTTTGTTTCAGGAGACTGGAATTTAATCTGTGATGTTTGTTCGAAGAAAATAAAAGCGCATGATGCTAAAACTCGTTGGGATGGGTTGGTAGTTTGTCCTGACGACTTCGAGCATAGACACCCACAAGATTATGTTAAAGCTAAACTAGATAAGATAACTGTTCCATTCACAAGACCAAGGCCTCCAGATGTGTTTACCAATGTGGTATATCCACTTTATGTTGACACTGGATATGTACAAGAAAATTATATTTTGGAGACTGTACCTCTATGAGTACAATTACAACAAGAGCAGGTAAAGGTAGTCCACTTACATATGGTGAAATGGATGCTAACTTTACCAATCTTAATACAGATAAATTAGAAGCAGCAGCACTGGCTCCATATGAAACTAAGATTAATGTAGCAACTGGATTAGCAACTAAATCTGATACTGTTACTACAGTAACAAAAGATAGTTCAACAGGCGCTGCTCATATACCAGCAGGAACCTCTGCACAACGTCCGGTGTCTCCTATATATGGGGATCAACGTGCCAATAGTACAACTAATGCTATGGAGTGGTGGAATGGTTCTGCTTGGGTAGCTATGGGTGGTGGGGGACCGGCTGGTTTTAGAAATAAGATCATCAATGGCGCATTTGGCATCAATCAGCGTGTTTATGTTTCCGGCGCTGCGACATCTGCTGGGCAATATACCCTAGACCGCTGGAAGGTAACGGGTACTGGTGGCATCACGTTCAGTACGGTTAATAATAAAACCACTGTGACTATTCCGGCAGGTCAAACACTTCAGCAAGTTATTGAAGGGCTGAATCTGGCTACTGGAGATTACGTCCTGTCTTGGGAAGGAACTGCACAGGGTCGAATTGGTGCAGGTTCTTATGGGGCATCTGGATCAGTGAAGGCTTCAATTACTGGCGGAACGAATACCACAATTGAGTTCAATACTGGAACCGTTGCGAATGTGCAGCTTGAGGCTGGGAATATTGCTACTCCGTTCGAGCATCGGCCTTATGGGGCTGAGTTGGCGTTGTGTCAGAGGTATTACGAGGTTGTGGACGCCTATGTGACCTTCCCTACGGCAGCCGCTGGGGTGGCTGCTTCCGCGCAATTCACCTCCGAAAAAAGGGCGACACCCTCGGTTGCAAGGCTTTCGGACTTCATCACTGCAAGCGAGGCTGGTACCATTGTCGGGGCTGTTTCCACAAGAGCCTTTGCCTACACGAAAGCCGGGAGTTCTTCGGTAATCGGCGGGCGTTTTGCCGCATCTGCGGAGCTTTGACCATGGCCTACAAACTGACTACCACCGACGCCGTGATCCGAATAGCCGACGGCGCGTTCATCCCCGCCGACCCAGCCAACACGGACTACGCTGCCTATCTCAAGTGGCTCTCAGAAGGCAACACACCGGAGCCTGCTGACCCGTTACCAGAACCAGCGCCGGAACTTGATCCTGTTGAGAAGTTGCGACAGTTTCTTTCAGCTAATCCAGATGTGGCTGCAATCCTATGATCCGCTACATATCCTTGCTCTGCATCTACATCCCGTTCTACTTGCTGGCCATGTTGTTGGCTCCAGTGCTGCCACTCTTTGCAGAGCTACGTAATGGCCCGATTGATAATGCTAACGGTGAAGGTGTTGAACCCAGACTACCTAAATGGCTATCTTGGTTTGATACCTCAACAGATAACAGTCTATGGGGAGATCATGGATGGCGAACCAAGCACTGTCCTAAATACTGGCAAAGCTACTTGGGTATGGTGCTGTGGCTTTGGCGTAATCCTGCTGCTGGTTTCTGTTGGAAAGTCCTGGCGCATGAGATGGAGGCCGGCGAGGTGCTGACCTACACCCATTCAGGAAACCACCTCGATGTTGATAAGGGCCAAAGCAAGTATGGCTGGTATTTCATCCGATCGACATCCGGTGCTTTCTCGTTGCGGTGGTGCAAGAAGGTAGGGTCGAAGGTTCTCTCCTTTGAAGCTGGGTGGTTGCTAGACGTTTATCTTAAAGATAATGAAGCAATCTTAAAACATCCTAAAGCAACCTTTCAGTTTCAACCACAAATTAAAACAGCTTTTAAGGAATAGGTATGTCCGAAATACAGAACAGACGAACCGATGATCAACGTCTAACAGAAATCGAAATTAAGTTAGATAAACTAGCAACAGATGTAGAAGACCTAGTGGCCGCTTGGAAGGCGGCTGCTTGGTTAGTAGGTCTTGTTAAATGGTTAGGTGCTCTTGCTCTAGCAGGAACAGCAATTGTTACCTTTATGAAAGGAAAGTAAATGTCTACCAGCGGCTCAACAGATTATACTCAAACTAGGGATGATATTATTAAACGTGCTCTACGTTTGATTGGTGCCTTAGCTCAGGGGGAGTCCCCAACAACTGATCAGGTCACTGAAGCCGCTGTTGCTCTTAATGGCCTAGTAAAAGCTTGGGAGGCAGATGGTATGCCTCTCTGGGCTATTAAAGAACGTACTATTACTTTAGTCACCAACACAAACACATATACATTAGATACACCAAAACCATTAAAAGTTCTACAAGCTTGGTATCGTAATACTACTTCTAATGTTGATGTACCAATGCGAGTAATTACTCGTGAAGAGTATAATAGATTAGGTAATAAAACTTCGTCTGGAACCCCAATTCAAATTTACTATGAACCACGTAGAGATGATGGTGTTTTGCATGTGTTCCCAACACCTGCTGCTACAGATGCTAGTAATGTTTCAGTGCATATAGTTTATCAAGCTCCTTTTGATGACTTTGATCAGGCAACAGATACACCAGACTTTCCACAAGAATGGTATGATGCTGTTACTTATGGTCTAGCTACTAGACTTGCGCCTGAGTATGGTCTACCTATTCCTGATCGTAAAACATTGTGGCAAGAAATGTCTATCATTAAACAGGATGCACTAAACTTTGGATTAGAAGAAGGTTCTCTATACTTCCAAGTTGATCGTAGGAGTTGGTAATGGCACAAGTACCCGGATTAGGTCTTGATCAATCACAATTAGCTGATGTAATCAACCAACAGTATAAAGGATATAGTCAGAAGCAGCGCAATCAAATGATGCAATCTGCTGCTGCTACTCCAGATAATTGGGGTTCTATTACAGAACAAGCAAATAAAACTGCAACACAACCAACTGAGTTTTTAGGTGCTGGTCGTTTAAATAATATTCCAACTGTTAGTAAAGATGGGCAACAGTGGCAAAGAGTGGATTCAGATACACAACAAAATATTGCTCCTTGGATGTCTTCTAATCACACTGACCCATATCAAAATGACTACGGAACTTATTATGATTCTAATACATATAGTCAATACCAGAACGCTACGAATATGCGGGATTGGGTTAATACATATGTTAATCCGAACCGATACGCCACTGTTTCAGTACCTGAAAAACAGCCGGAAACACTTGAAGAACTGGCTGCTCTTCGACAACAGCTTTCCGCTCCTACACAGAAATTGGCCCCCATAGAATCTTTGGACCAGTTCGTAAAGGAGTATGGTCAAACCCCCGAAGGCGGTTGGAGTGATCGCAACACTAAGTATGCGGGTAGTAACACCTTCCTTAGAAAGCTCACAAATAAAAACAACCCCATGCAGATGTGGTTGAGTGACGCTAATGCGGCGCCTAATTTCTCCTTATATGGATCAGGGTCAGCACAAGATATTCAACGTGGGTTTAACGTATTACAAAGAATGGCACCACAGAACATTGGTGAGTTTTGGAGTATGTCTCCAGAGGTACAAAAAGGTATTCTGCAAAACCCCGGAGTATCGTTGAAACAAATGCGCGCAACTGCTAACCCGGCTAACAATGATTGGCTATCTATTGGTGCTGAGGGTGGTTTACGTGATATTAGTAATTGGGAATGGAATAAGCAACACGGCCTATCACCAACTCCGGGATCATATCTACAAGTGCATGATGAGAATAATGGTCTATTAGGTTCATTTAATTCTTTTATGAATAAAGTTGATCCTCTTAATGGTGCTATTGAAAGTGGTGTGGCTAATCTACTTGGATACGATAGCGGCCTTGATATGGTAAGACAAATTGGTGAACCAGTTGGTAACATTGCTGGTTATTTTACTGGTGGTGTTCCTTGGGGTTCTATTGTCATGGGTTTAGATAATATATCAACAGGGAACGATCAAGCACTTTTAGGTAATGTTGTTAACGGTGCTTTAAGTTATGCTGGTTCTTCTGGTGCTTTTGGTGATGGTACATCTGTTTTGGGTTCTGGTGTTGACTTAGGTTCTACTACCGCGAACACAGCAGCAGGTAACTTTTTAGTAAACTCTGGAGCTAACTATGCTCGCACCGGTGATCTGGAAAACTCACTCAAAGCCGCAGCTTTCAGCACAGCCTCAGGAGCCGCTGGAAATTGGTTGGGTAATGCGACACAAGGACAACTAGGAGAAATCGCGTCTAAGGCTCTTGGTGGAGCTGCTAGCGGTGGTTTGAGCAGCCTATTCGCTGGTAATAGTCCTGTTAATGGTTCCCTGTTTGGTGCAATGTCTGGTGGTCTGCATGGTTTCTTAAATTCCACAGATCGTAGTAACAATACATACAATCAGAAACAAAACATAGCTAATAGGAACACAGCACAAACAGCAACTAAGTTAGCTAAACTTTTTGTAAAGAAATAATATGGCACAACAACAAAGACGAACTCCGGGTATTCCAAGTGTAACCCGATTACCTCTAATGGGTGCTTACTCAAATAGAGGTTCTGATCCAACAACTGACCAACGCTTTGTTAATATCTTTCCAGAAACTAGAAAGGTAGAGCAATTAGAAAACACTAAAATCTTTTTAAATAAAAGACCGGGTTTGTCTCTGTATAAAAACTTTGGTACTGGCGAAGGTCGTGGTTCTATCTACTTTAACAATAAGTTTTATATGGTCATTGGTAATGCTGTTATTGAGGATGGTGTTACCCCAACTAGTAAGATTACTCTATCTACTAGTACTGGTCCTGTTGGTATGTTATTAGGTAATTCTAGTACTCTTGGTGACTATCTTTTTATTACTGATGGTACATTAGCATGGATTATCCAAACAAACGGCGTTGTCACACAAATTACTGACGCTGATTTTCCTACACCACATGTCCCCACACCAATCTTTATTGATGGTTATGTTGCTCTAGCAAAGGGTAGTGACATTTACACATGTGATGTTGATAATCCATTAGGTTGGACAGCATCTAACTTTATCTCTGCTGAGATGTTTCCTGACCCTATTGTAGCTTTGTCTAGACAGAATAATCAGGTAGTAGCTTTAGGACATAATTCAATTGAGTTCTTTTATGATGCTGCAAATGCCGCTGGTAGTCCACTAAGTCGTAACGATTCTACTACCATTCAGATGGGTTGCGCCGCACCATATGCTCTTATTGGTAATGAGAAGTATGTATTCTATATTTCTCAATCAGATTCTGGTGGTAGGGCAGCTTGGTTGGTTGATGGTTTCCAACCTAAAAAAGTCTCGGACGAATACATAGAACGTATCCTAGATGCAGAAGTTGATATGACTGATTGTCGTGGTTTTGGTCTTAGAACTAAGGGCCATTTGTTTTATGTAATTAATTTAAAAACCTCTAATAGGACTTTAGTATATGACTCAGACGAAAAGTTATGGCATGAGTGGGCTTCTAACACCAATGGAACTAATGGTGTTTTTCAATACGATTGTATGGCAGACAACACAACTGGTGCTGCATACCTGCTCCACACAACTAATGGAAACCTATACAAACTAGACCCCAATCATTATCTAGATAATACTACACCAATTATTATTCAACTCATCACAAATAAATATGATATGGATACATACCATAGAAAGTTTATGCACTCTTGTAAAGTTGTTGGTGATAGATATCAGGTTGCTAATAGTCTACGATTGCAGTGGACTAATGATGATTATCAAACATGGTCTAATGAAAAAACAATTAACTTAACAGATGACTACCCTGCCTTTCAACGGATGGGTGTGTTTAGACGTAGGGCATTTAAAATAACACATGATGCAAATACTCCATTACGTTTAGAAAGTCTTGAAGTGGAGTATATTGAAGGAGATACATAATGGCTAGTGGATTACCTCCGCCACCAGTTAACGATCAACCGGGTTCCTTTGCTTGGTTAGAATGGTACAGACAACTAAGAAATTATGTATCTACATCTGGTTCTGTTCCTTGGTATATTATTAACTTCTCTGGTTCAAATATTACTGATATTGCCACTAGGCTTCATAATAATTTGCAAGGTATACAAGGTGGTACTGCTGGAGAACATTATCACTTAACAAATGCAGAAAAAACTGGGTTAACAACAGCAACAGACACCACACTACACTACCACTCATCTGATAGAGATAGAACAAACCACACAGGAACACAAAGTTATACCACTATAACTGGATTAGGCCCACTAGCAACAGCTTCTGCAGGTTATTCTGGTACGGTTTCTTTAGCTAAGTTGACAACTGGTGGAACAAATGGTACAATGACAGTAGTAAACGGTATTATTACGGCTGTAACGCAGCCAACTTAATTGGAGTTAATATGGGTATTTATGACGACAACTATGATTTTGGAAATGATTCACAGTTTTCAGAAGATCAACTAAACAGCCCCGGATTAGATATAGATGGTGGTGGTTATAATTATGAACAAGGTTCATTCCAGATGCCACAACAAGGCACAGGATTTGACCTTGAATCAAATATTAGTAACTTTCCAGTAGATGGTTGGTTACAAAATGGAACTGATTGGGGTACGGTTGATCAACAAACTGGATCAAATTTTACTAATCCAATGATAGATATGCAGAATAGTTTACCAACTATGGGTAGTGTTGGTAACACGTTAGCAGGGTTATTTAATAATAAAGGGTTTGTTACTGGTTTGGGTGCTCTTGCTGAAGGATATCAGAATAAGAAGAAGGCTGCTGCTCTACAGAATATGGTATCTTCTATGAGACAACCACTTGATCCATTTGGTTCTCAACGTCCGTTCTATCAACAGCAATTACAACAATCAGTACAAGACCCATACTCTTCTCCCATTGTTAGTGCTCAGGTAGAACAACTTAAACGTGCACAACAAATTAAGGATGCTCAGGCTGGTCGTAGATCAAATTCTGCTACTACTGATCCTGCTCTAATGGCTGCTATGGCCGGTGTTGCTCAGAACTATATGAATAGTCTACAGACTCCGGCTGGTGCTAACATTAGCCCACAGGGTTTGTCTAGTCTAATGTCTGCTCAACAGCAAGGAATTAATGCTGGTGTTAAT